CCAGTTGAATTTGTTTCACCATCCCATACTAACTCTACACTTGCATTAGATTTTGTAGTGTTAACAGACCACCATATTTTTGCGATCTTTCTTTCTCCGTCTTCAGTCATAAAAGTAGTTTCTGAAGCGTCTATTTTTTTAACTAAAGATTCACCAGAACCATCTGATATGTTAGTCATTTTTGCAACATACTTAACTCCAGAAGTGTCTGATATTACTTGTGTTGATACTTTATCTGCCATTTTATTTCCTATTGTGCGTCATAGTAAGTTTTAGAAAGTTCGCCTCGTTCTACTGTTGTGCCTTTCTTTCTACATCTTACATAGGTTTGTTCTACTGTTCCAGTTCCAGGTCTTGTATAACTTCTTACACCACCTGAATATGTTCCAGCGGCGTCTGAATATGTATTAGCCGCTGTAGCAGTATTTTCAAACTGCCATACACTATTTGATCCTGGTACATCTACCCACGCCATATTATTCCTCTATTTGTTCTTTTAGTTCGTCATCAAAGTATTCTTCAATGTCGTCTTTATTAACATTATGAAATTCTGCAACTTTTTCAATTGCATTTTCAAAGTTCATTAATAAGTTGCCTTCATTCTTAACTAACTTCATAACATCATTAATCGCCTCTTTTAAGACTGGCGTTAAGTTGTTATATGAATTACTATTAAACGCCTGTTGCGTCTGTATTAGCTGGCTGACTTTCTGCATTTGATACCTCTGGTGTTTCTGGTTGTGCTTCTGCTCCTGTAGGTTCAACTTGTCCATCTTGTGTAAAAGTACCTGTGCCTGCGATCTCTGGTTTTGGATCACTATGAGATTGTGCTTGGAACATATTCCCAGCAACATCTTGTCTTTTAACATCTAGTTGATCGCCAACTTTAGCTCTTAATGCGTCTTTAAAAGCGTCTCCAGCACCGACCATATCATTTTGCGCCATCTTATCTATAAAGTTTTTTACTTCTTCACTCATTTTTTATCTCCTATAATAATTCATCATTGCCTGTTGTTTGTACTTCAGGTGATGATATGATACCGTCATCAATTTCTTTTTTGATTTCAGCATCCATTTTTTTGATTTCTGCTTCTGTTTGTTTTAATATGTTTCTTCTAACATAATTAACAGAAAAATATTTACCAACATAATCTCTTACTTCTCTTGCCAAGTTTAGTCTTTCTCTCATCATTTCAGTATTCTTTAATTCTGCAAAGTGACCATCTTGTAAAAAGTCGTAGAATATACTATCTCTAATTAACGGCCATTCTGTTTCAGAAATTACACCTTTAATTATTAATTGTGTTCTTAACAAATCATTAAACAATTCAGTAAATTTCTTTCTTAATCTGCCTACAAATTTAGTAAATTTTAATTCATCTCTACTAATTTCACTTGCACGACCAAGATTAAAACCTTGACTTGCCTCTAATCTACTTACAGGCACGTTTAATGATCTATATAATTTTGCTCTAAAATATTCTATGTCTGCTATCTCACCTAAATTAGCACCACCTGGAAGTGTAGTAATATCTGTTCCTCTACCACCTTCTCTACTTGGTAACCAAAAGTCTTCAAGCATTGACATATAGTTTCTGTCATCTCTTATCTCTCCTGTTGAAGCGTCATACACAAGTTTGTTTCTATATCTTGCCATAACATCTCTTAAATAAGATTCTGCTTTTGCCTTAGGTAAATTACCTACATCTATCTTAAATATTCTTCTTTCAGGTGCTCTTGCGATTCTGTAAATCACAGCAGCGTCTTCAATCATTCTTAACTGATTGACAGGTTTAATTGCCTTATGTAAATAAGATAATATTAAACCATTCTTATTCTGATCTATCATTCCTGATGGACAAAATGCAATAGTGTCCACAGCAACTTTAATTCCTTGTACTGAAGCTGCACCTTGTATACCTCTTTCGTTGTACACAAAATACTCAACAGTTTCATCTGCAATATTAACATTAGTAGGAGAGATCATACCTTCAGGTCTTCTCTTTCTTACTTCTCTAATTTTTTTAACTTTTCTTGGATCAAGGTATTTTAATTCTACAATACCATTTTTTGTGTTTTCAGCGTCAATGACCTTTTGAAAAAAGATCCTTCCATCAACATACCATCGTCTAAAGAGGTCGTGTCCTCTTGTATTAAATTGTAATAGTCTTAATACATCAGCAAATTCTTCTTCTATTCTTACTTTAATTGCTGAAGAATATTCTAGTCCGTCTGTAATAACTTTTACAGATTGTTTATTTTCGTTTGAGGTAATTGCCTCATTTACAATATCTTCAATTGCCATATCACACTCTGGGTGTAAAGCAATCTCTCTATATCTTCTAATTAAATCCTGCTCAGTCTTAGCAGTACCTTCCATATCAAGGTAACTACCAAAAAAACCACCAGCGGCAACTACTTGTGTGCCGTCTTCCGCTGCCGGTTGACTAAATTGTTGTTTTGGATCTGTTTGTGGTTTAACTCGTGTAATATTAAAACCAAATAACTCTGCCATAATTTATTCCTTTTTTTTCTATAACTACTTATAATAGTTTTAAAAGGGCGCTTTTTAGGGCGCCCCTTAAATTTATATACTATGTAGTAGTATTTGTTTCAAAATATTGATATTGAAAAGTTACTCCGAATGTTTCTACTTCGTCATTCGTTCCAAAATTCAAATCAATAGCCGCTACTTCCGTAGGAAAAGCGCCTCTCAAAGTATAAGATTTTAATGTATTACCATTTCTATCCAACTGATCTACAAATGCGTCAACTTGATAGTCAACAGGATTTGATAAACCCTCGTTGTCTGACATATTGTTGATACCGTTTTGCCATCTCTCAAAAGCATTTCTTAACTTAAAGTTTGTATCGTTAAGAACAGTAATAGACCAATCTGCGAAAGTTCTATCACCAGCAATTTTGATCTGTCTTCCTCTAAAAGGAACATTCACAAGACCAACATTCATTGCAGGTATTTGAGCTGTTGTACATAGAAAAGCTAAGTCTTCTATTTCTCCACCAACTTGTGCGTAACCAGGAAAAGGCATTGTTACCTTAAACTGATTGGCTCTTGCGCCACCGCCAGCAAGTTTAGCTTTGAAGTCATTTATGTTTGCCATTTTTTATTTCTCCTCTACTAATTACCCAGCCACTTCTTCAAAAGAAACGCCAGTTCTGGTTGCGACAAAAGATAAAGTGATAAAGTTGATACTTCTTGCAGGTTTCACAAAGATTTCTGCAATAAATTCATTTCTATCAATTACTTCGCCAGTGTTGTTAGTTTCATCACACACTACTAAAAAGTCTGTGATACCACGTCTACCTTGTACTTCTCTTAAAAAAGGTTCTACAATGTTTCTAAAGTTCGCTCTTGTAAATTCGTCATTAAATTCAAAGAGTTGGAATTTAGAAGCAGTTGCTACTGCCTTTTCTAAAATAATAAACAATCGTCTAACATTGATTCTATCAAACGCACTCGGTGATGATAAACCAGTTTTATCTCCAAACAATACTGTTCCTTGTCCTGAGAAAGTTGCAACTGGATTTACTCTACTTGTGTAAAGGTCATCTCTTTGTGTTTTTGTAGGGTTGTATGCTAATTTAGCAGCGCCTCTAATTACACCTCGGTTTAATCCTGCAGGTGAGAACCAAGCGTCAGCTAAAATGTCTGTTCTAGCAGCCAATCCAGCAATGTCTCCGTTTAATGGTACATATCTGTACACATCACTATATCTGTCATAACAATATTTGTAACCACTATCAAATACAGCATAAGAAGATGAACGAATAGAATTAAAAAATTCTATAACATTACTTGTTTGTGTATTTGAGTTTGCGATATTAACAACATCACTTCTTTGAGGACTTGCAAAGACAACACAGTCTTTTCTGTTCTCAGCGATAGTAATTAAGTTATCAATATGACTAGCAGAACCACTAGGTCCAGCAATTATTAATCCTACATCAACTGTATCAGCGTCATTAAACAGTTCGTAACCTGCTTTTAATTCGCCGTCAGTAGAAGCAGTACCGTCTAATCCACCAGATAATGATTCACTTGTTGGTACATCAACAGCAGTAAATGTTGTTCCTGCAGCTGCGTTACCCCAATTGGTACCAGAAGTGTTATGATCCATCCAAAATACATAATTAGATTTATTACTAATTACTGTTGGATAGTAGTTAACATCTCCTTGTGGTGATTTTGCGTCAGAAGCTTTAGAAAGTTTAGAATAAGATTCTAAAACTGTTCCTGGTACTCCTGAAACTGTTCCGTCTTCATCAATAACAACAACGTGTATTTCATCGCCAGAGCCTGATCTTGTAGAAGCAAAAGCTGAAGTTCCTGGAGCGCCATCAACTTGATCTGCGTATCTCCATTTTCTTTTTATTCTTGCGTTATCTACAACAGCAGTTATTAAACCGCCTTCGCCTCTAGGATGTTGTACAATAGTTACAACAGTTGA